ATTAAAGCTTTACGATATTACTCACTACCAAATTATAGTACAGCTGGGGTAATAGATACAAGTACTGATCCAGCATTCCAGGGATTTGAAGATGCAGTAAATCTAAAAGACAGATGGTTAACAGTTCCAAATGTATTTAAATTGACTTGGATGCAAGCAGACACTGGAGTAGAGATACAATCTCTACCAAAAATAAAGCCTTGTGTATTAAAAAATATTCAAGTTAATTATACGCCAGATAATGTATGGGCAACACATATTAATACTAGTGGCAAGGGATTAAGTGGTCCGTCTCCAATTGCATATAATATAACTATATCATTTGCAGAAACAGAAATTATTACTGGTCATGAAGTTATTTCGGGAACAGATGGAGGATACTAAAAATGTTTTTTGACGCACAACCAAATTTTTACTATCCATACAAAAGTGGTTTAAAATTATCCAAAAATCTATTTCGTAGAGTTAGATTTAGAGATAATCTTAATGCACTTTACGTAGCATCCACAAGATATACTGTTCAGCAAGGAGAAACTCCAGAACAAATTTCAAACAAAGTATATGGTTCACCAGATTGGTATTGGTCAATATTATTGATCAATAATATCATTGATATGAATAACGATTGGCCATTATCAGATTATGAATTAGATACTTCAATTGAAAACAAGTATGGCAATGAGCAAGATAAAATTCGATTTTGGGAAACCAAACAAATTTTTGAAGGAAATAATCTTGTGTTGCAAGGTGGAATAATTATAGAGTATAATCAGAACACTACAAATCAACAAGTGCCTGGGTATTATCCTCCAACATATACATTCCGTCAACCCAATGGAACTCTGTTAACTGGTTCTCAAGTCATGACTCCGATCACAAACAGAGAATTTGAGTACAGAGAAAACGAAAAGAAAAAAGAAATATTTTTAATTCGACCATCATTCCTGACTACTATGGAAGAAGAGATTAATACCTTATTCGCATATGATACCGATTATAAAATTGATTCTGCTGGAGTTAGATTCTCCGAAACTGAGCTATAAAAAAAGGGGGCCATAGACCCCCAAGTATATCAATCTTCTTCAGCTAGTCGGGCAAAGTAACTTAGAGTATCATCTTCGTCGTCACTGCTGGTAGAACGTGAAGAGAATGAAGGAGTAGCACTAGCAGCAAAGGATTCTACTGTGGTGGATTCTTCGTCTTCATAAGTCTCACGATCAATACGTTGAGTTGGGCGTGAGTTTAGAACATCAGTCAAACGTTTTTGAAGTTCTTCATAAGTTTTGAAGTTATCTCCAGAAGTAAACTGAACTAGGCTATGAGTCTTAGAATAGATCTCCTCTAGTTGATCATCATCAAAATTGCCAAGTGTACTAGGGCTAGAGAACTCAGACTTGTCATAGTTCCAGTAACCTTCAACTTTACGAAGCTTGATTTTGAAATCTGCACCAGTCCAAAAGTCGAATGGATTGATAGGAGTTTCATCTGCAAATGCAGGTTGCATAGCTTCAGTGATTTTATCAAAGATCTTTTTGCCAAACTTGTAAAGGAATACTTTACCTTCGTTTTCTGGATGAGCAGGATCTGTTACGACGTAAATGTTGGTGTAGTAGGATAGCTTACGTTTTTGCTTGCGGGCAACTTCTTTGTCTTTCTCGCTGCCGCTATTCCAGAGTTGACGATTGAGATCTCCTACAGGATCTTTCTGGTTGAGAGTGGTTAGAGAATTCTCGATATACCAACCACCAGGACCTTGGAAAGCATGACTCCATACCTTTGCCCAGGGAACATCTTCACCTTCGGGGGCTGGGAGGAATCGGATTACAGCATAACCATTACCTGACTTGTCCATCTCAGGCTTCCAAAACCTTTCGTCAGCACCACCTTCAGTGGCTGACATCTTTTCGATTTCTTGAGTTAGCTTTTCAAAAGAATTGTTTGAATTACGCTTTAGTGTTGCAAAAGACATGCGGATTCTCCGTATTAGTTGGATTGTTTGGATTTGGCTTGTGAACCCGAACCCATGAGACTATGGTAGCAGGTTCAGACAGATTTGTCAAGCCCTTCCTTGGCAGCGGCAATGTCCTCTTTCATCTGGATGAAGATTTGTGACACATCGACATGGGAAGGGACTCCAAGAAATGTAGCAGATGCCCGAATCATTTCTACAAATTCTTCGGCTTCTTTTTCACTAGAATACTTTGCTCGGAAGTAAAGTAACTCTTGAAGTTCAACAAGTCTTTCTAGTTTATCTAGACATTCTTTACGTGTCTCCTCAGTTTTACCATCGGGACCATACATCATTCTAGCAAGTGTTTGATACAATGATGTCATCTCTTCTAATTCATCACGAATTAATTCTTGCTCAAAGAAAGACATTAGTTTTTAACCTTTGACAAAAGTATCTGCTTATATTTAGGTTTGTCCACGGAAAGGAATGGTTCGTATTTCACGACCTTCTTTTTTATTCCTGGCCAAACCAAAGGATCAACAATGGTAGTATCAAAATCTTTGATAAAGTTTAACAATTGATTAAGAATAACCAGTGTTTCTATAGATATTGAATTAGATAGATACTTCTTCAATAAGGGAGGATGAGTAGATGTAACTTTGAAGATATCCTCAAAGCTATTATCATTGAGTAAAGTATCTACATCATTTGCAAATACAAAACTCATACTCTGAATTTTTTTAATCCACTCTGTATACACAGAAGTATTCTGTAATTTGTAGATATCTCCAATCCAAGTATCTTCATTCTGCACAAAATGCGATACAAAATATTGTATCAATTCTTCTTGATTAAATTTTGTGCCTAGCTTTTTAAAAAAATATTTGTCCCTTCGTTTTTCAAAAGATTGAAGGGTAGTTCTTGTCTTTCCGTTAAAGATAAAATAGTTGTAGCTATCGGATGTAAAGTGTAATTTTATTGCGAGATAAAGTTTATAAACTTCAAATCCATTCATAAAGGAAGTCTTGCACGAGAAGTTCGTTTCATAAAGTTCATACGTTGTGCATCAACTTTAAGTTTTTCCTTCAGTGGTTTTGAGATTAGTTTAGAAACATTTTCTAATTCAATTTCGTTCTCTTCACAGTATACCAATACTGCATCAATGTAGTTGAGACCGCCTTGATTAGACTTAACGATCTCTTCTACTTCCATAGAAAATTTGGCTGCTGTCATAAATTTGTCTTCAAATAATTCATCTAGTTCGTTGTTTGTCATAGGCTTCGATGTATTCCATTAGTACTCTCATGTATTTCATGATGTCGTACTCCTGGAAGACTTGAATTTCTCCATCTTCACAGGCAATTAAAGTAACAAGTTTCTTCACTTTGATACCAGTACGTTCATAATACATCATTGCATATGCACATTCCTGTGCAATGTAATTCTCAATCCATTCTCGTTTCTTTGGTTCAGTGGAAGATTTGAAGTCTATGATTGCCAGCTCATTTTCATATTCGGCAATACAATCAACTCTTCCAGCAAGTTTTAATTTGTCACTGTATAATGCACCTTCTAGAACATGGATGTTGTTAATTTTGTCCAGGAAAGGCTTCAAGTGTTTAAACATGAATAGAGGAAGTACTTTGGTTTTATACTTCTCTTCATTGAATACATTATTTAGGTAATCTTCATTCATGGAATGAAGACTAGTACCTCTAGAAGCTGCCCTAGAAGAAATACGATTTGCTTCTGCTTCACCTACACGCTTTCTCCATTCTAGAATTGATTTCTTTGATTTTGCACCAATAACAGTTGTAACAGAAGGATATTTATTTTTTTCTGGTGTCAGATAAAATCTTCCGTTTTCAGTTGTTACTGCCTCTAGATCAATCAATGGAGCATTATTTAAATGTACGAACACTATTAGAATCCCAAATTAAGTTTGCTGATTAGATAACTCCTGATTAGGCCAGAACGAACAATGTCTTCGATTCCAAATTCTACCATAGAGAACTCTTCCATAGTTTGAAGAATACTCATAAAATTAAGAATGCCATTTCTTTCATTAGTCTTCACTAGATCAGTCTGCTGAACATCCCCACAAAAAATAATTTTAGAGTTTTGTCCTACACGAGTAATAATAGAATCCAATTCATGAAAGTTTAGGTTCTGACTTTCATCCACAATGATGATACAATCATCTAGGGTTGTGCCTCTAATGAATGATGTACTCCAGAAACTAACTGTTCCTTGACCTTTTAGATTACCATACAGAGCTTCAAAGGAAGCATCATCTGGCATCTCAAACATGTACTTTACCATATTCTTATATGGAATCTGATAAAGTGAAGACTTATCTTCATGATCTCCAGGGAGGAAACCAATCTCCCTAGTGGAAACTAGAGATCGAACCATATACACTTTTTCATATGGTGTCTTTTCATTCATCACATCTTTAAGTGCAAGATATAAACTGACAAAAGTTTTACCAGTTCCTGCGGCTCCATATAGGAAAAGATTTTTTTGCTTTGAATATTCTTCAAATACTTTTTCCTGGGCTGGAGTTAAAGGAGAAATCTCCTTCATGTGATCTGAATTAATTGGCTTTTTACGTCTCATTTTCTTGTTAGAGATATCTGCAAATGATGGTTCGATTTTCTTTCTGCGGGAACTTGTCATACTTCAAATGTGGAATTAGGATATGATTTTTTGATGCGTCCTAGAACGTCTTTAAATGAGCCAGGGACTTTGGTATTTTTCCAGTCTCCGACTTCACTAACAGAAGACATTCCAGTAGGAACCTGTGTGATATGAGGATTCTCTTTCAGATACGGTTCCCTATCCGCCATGTACATCCATTTCTCAAAAATCTCACCAGTGTTATTGTCTCGGAATTTATAAGTTGGCAA